AGTAATATTATTGATACTGTGACTGTGACTACTGTTAGCTTTACCATTCAACTTAGTATTCATCTCTGTTTCAGTATAATACCTTTCATCATGATTATGTCCTGTTGCTGATTTACTATCCAATGCTGATTGAAGATTAGTAATATTGCTGATACTGTGACTGTGACTACTGTTAGCTTTACCATTCAAAGCACTATTTACAACCTTATTCTGCACTGGATTAGTTGATGAGCTACTCAATGAACTATCAACAATTGTTTTATTAGCTTCTGTAGCAATATCATCAAGTTTAGATTTATCCTCTTTAGACATTAAACCATTAGCAGATGTGGTAGCTGTAGTTTTATTAGCTTTTGTATCTAAAGCAGTATAGAAATCATTCTCCATATGACCAAGCATGTCAGTTTCATCAGGTAAACTGGCTATATCATGAGTGTGGTTAGTATTTGCTTTTGAAGATAATTTAGTATCTACTTCTGTTTTCATATAAACTAATTTTTTAAGCCATTCTTTTAAATTTACTTGCAATTCCATCTTAAAAAACCTCTTTAATCATTAATTTTAAAATTCCATTATCATCTATTGTTAAAGTTCCGTGTTCATTTATATAATTTAACATATCCTCCGAAGTGATTTTATTTTTAGATAATTCTGCTAAAGCACTGTAAATACTTGTTAAATCACCAGTTTCATATTTTCCACTGATAACTGCTCCATTATTTAAATCCCCCTCACAAAATACAATAAGACACTCATCACCTAATTCTGCCATCCCAAATAGTGGTTTGTGAATAGTTTCACCTATTCCACTTATTTCAACATCAACATATTTTCCATCAGGATATGTTCCGGTAACTGTACATTTCCGTGGCGGAGGATTATTGTTACTTATATTTTTCACAATAACTTCTATTTCTTCAGCTAAACTTTTAACCATATTATTCGCAGCCCCCATTGTTGTAAATATTGTTACATTTATCTGTCGAAGTGTTGTTTTCAAAAATACATTCATTACGAATCATATTACTTGTATTGTATATTGCTCCGCCTAACATTCCTTCATTATTGCTAAATTTACAGGATTCCAAATTTAGTAAACCATAACTTCGGATTGTTGGTGCTAAAATATTTAATATTAAGTTTCCAATGTAATCTCCTCCTTTTATTCTTACATCAACAGTTTTAGGTCCTGTTTTTAATCCTTTTATTGGTAATGGTAATGTGTAATCATATTTTCCCTGTGCAGGAATATTATGTCCGGTTATACTATATGCTTTACTACCATCACCAAATGATAAATCTTCATCTAATTGAACATATAACTCAGGAGAGGTTCCAGGAATATTATTAGTATTTTTAATGGTTATTTTTAATTGGCTGGTTATTTGTTCTTTATTTGTATATAAAGGAATTTTAGGTGGTTCAATACTGAAACTATAATCATATTCTGGAGTGGTTGGTTTGTTAATTTTAATTGTTTTTGTTGCTGTGTAATTTGTAGTGTTTTCAGTTATTTTTAATTGTCCAGTACCTTCACCTTTTGTGTATATTTTTATGGTTTTTCTTTCAAATTTTTCTGGATCAACTGTGATTTCAGAATATGTGATTTTTTGTGTTCCATCTTCAAACTCAAGTACATCTCCAGACAATTGTAGGATTACATTTTTAAATGTTCCTTTTACTCCTCCAGTATTTTTAAAATCTATAATTACTGGTATTTCTGTTCCTCCTTGAGCATGTGTTGTTTCTACAAGGATGCCATCAAATGTTATGTTTAATTGTGCCGGTTCCGGATTGGTTGTAACATTTATTAATGTTGTTCCTAATGTTTCATTACTAATGTTAATTGTTCCTGTTCCTATTTTTTTAAATTTAATAAAAATACTATCTGTATTCTCATTATTGTAGGATTCTCCCTCGTTTAAAACTTTGCCTTCAATAGTTTTTGAAGATGATCCATCAGCGAATGCTACATTTTCTGGTAATGTTATTGTTGTTTTGGGCAGTGTTGCAGGATATACATTATTAGTTACACGATAATTCAATATTAACTGTGCTGTGTCTTTTGCATATAATTCTGTTTTTGTTAATACTGCCCAATTGTTTCCAAATGTTGGTGTAGGTATCACAATTGCATTAACTTTTATTTTAAAAGTTTTATTGTTTAATAATAAATTATATGTTCCTGGAGTGTTTGCTACAATTAAATTACTTACAGTTGCTGTTGATTTTGATTTGATTTTCACTGAGCCGAAGTTGAGATTTTGACCCCCTTCCATTGCAGTTAATCCGTTCGGTAATGTTATTGTATTTTTTGGAGTGTATCCTACATTTTCTGAAGTGTTAGTGTATTTTACAGTGACTGTAATATAATCTCCTTCATGTACTTCTAATGTATTAAAACTATATTCCGGTCCTGTGATTGTTGGTTTTGGTCCAACTGTGAATGTTTTTGTTAAAGTATATGTTTTACCTGCCGAAGTAGTTACTTTAACAGTGATGGATGAATCTCCAGTTGTTATTCCTTTAACAGTTTTACTTAAACTATAACTTGTTCCAGTCACACTATTGTTATCAGTATATGTGCTGGAGTCATCATTAAATTTAAGATGTGTAGAATCTAGTATGATTTCTCTTTTAACAATATTCAAATTGGGATCATTAGATTCAATAGTTGCAGTCATTGTACTGTCATTATCAACATAAAAACCATTATCAGAAGAGAAAACATTTAATGTAAATGGTTTATCCTCATTTACTGTGATTTCTTTAGTTTGAGTTGATAATTGTGTTCCAGAAACTGTTAGTTTACCCGTACCCTTAGTCATACCCCGAATATAATATTCAGTTGTGTAACTTTCACCTGCACCAATTGTTTGTGAAGGTATAGCTATTGACGCCATGGGCTGAGTATTTATAAGTAATCTACAATATTCTGTAGGGCTGGATACCCGACCTCCATTAAAATTTCCGCTTATATTATTTGTATTTTTAATTGTTATTGTGGCTTTAGTAACTTCCCCTATGAAAATAGGGTTTTTTAATATATTTACAGTTACATTATAAGTTGGTTCAGGAGCCGGTGTAGTATCTTTAATAGTTACATTAAAAACATAAATCTCATTTAAAATATTAACAGAAACAGTTGTGCTTCCTTTTTTCATAGGTGCAAGTTCCCATGAAAATCTCCTTGATTGTGATGCTCCTATAAAACCAGAAATTGTACTGTCCTTATTAGCTGTGTCTAAAAATCTACAAACACTTAAATCAGATATGGTTGCTGTAGCTGACACATTAGCCGACACATTATTCGTGTTAGTTAATAATATTTCTATATTGTCATTTGTACAATTATAATCAATTTCTTTATTACGATTATATGAAACATCATAAGTTGGATTTACTTCAACTGTATATGTATAAGAATACTCTATTTTCATTAACACATAAAACACATTAACATTAACCTTAGTGCTGTTTGATCCTGTATAATAAAAGCAAATTCCAAAATTATCATTATTCACAATATCTGTTCCAATTGTGATTTCCGCCCAAGATCCAATAGTTGACTCATTCGGGTTTGCTGCTTTAACAAATTCATAGGAGTCATTAACAGTTGTTCCTGAAACTGTACGATTAAATAAGTTTCCAAATCCCCCGCTTGATGTGCCTCCAGATCTAACTAATTTAAAATAACAATTAGCTTTACCCGATGTTACATTAACACGGTCAACAATACGAATATAAATTTTATTAATAGTGGCATTATTCGGTATCTCATTTTTAAAATTAAAACCACTACAATAAATAGTATGTGTCCCGTATGTATTGCTACTAATTGGAGTGTACAATTCTACACAATCGTTTCCACCATTGTTCCTACATAAAATAGGTGTGCTTCCATTGAAACGGAAACTGTGCAATCGATCAGATGCACTATAAGTTCCGTCTTGTTTTGCTACTGTTGGAAACTTCCAATCGGTGGTTTTTGTTTCTGTTTTAGTTATAGTTGCCATTTTTTTATATTCCTCCTATCATACATTTTTTTTTAAGTTCCTCTTGAAACTGTAACACTAACTTCTGAGCTGGTGCTTGTATTATATTCTGGAGTTGAAACACAAACAGAATGATACTTAAATGTTCCAACAGTATTACAAGTATAATTAAATGTTGCATTGCCTTGTGAATTAGTGTTAGATTCTCCAATTTTAATGTTTCCTTCATAAAACAAAACTTTTAATCCATTAACATTTTTATTATCTGAATCTTTCACATTAGCTGTTAAAGTAAGTATTTTTCCAAGAATAATCTCTGTTTTATCAGTAGTAATTACTGTTGTGGTGTTTAATGCTTGGATAATTGGTGATTCATTGCCTTTATTATAAATAGCCCCCCCAGAACCATATACTTGAGTATTTTCATCTTGAGCTTTATTATTGAAGAAATTACATCGTATAAAACTAGCCTTGCAATCTTGACTTTCTACAACTCCGCCAACAGTGGATGATTGATTGTTTTGAAAAGTTACTTCAGTACAATATAATTCTGCTTGAGTAAAGTTTCCACCACTATCTGTTTCAGATTCAAGTAAAATCGAACCTCCTCCTTTATCATATCCATTAATAAGAATAAGATTTTTTAAAGTTAATTTTCCACCATTTTTAACAAGGAAATGCCTATGTTTTTTACCTGCATCAAAAGTACATGGAATATTACCTGATTGAATAACAATACTTTTATTTTTAATAGTCATCATGTTAACATTAGATAAATCAAAAGTAACTCCGGGTTTTAAATATAATGTAGTTTCTTCATTAACTGGAGCATTAGCCACTGCAGAAATTAATGCATCTGTAGTTTCAATAAGGTTTTGATCTAAATCATCATTAACCGGCCCGCTTAATTTATCAATTACTGGTTGACTATAATCAATATTGATTTCAGCATCAAAACTTATTAAATCCCCTATTTTAAAATCAGATAAAGGAATGATTATTTCTTGACGGTTACCTTCAAGATTTATTCCATAGTAAACTTTTGTTCTTGTACTTACTTCAACAGTTACATCTTCATCATCAACCTGCTCCCCACTATCCTTTAAAGTAGTAATGTATATTTTAAGCTGATAAATTCCAGAAAAACTGTTATCTATACTTAATATGAAATTTTTTGTTGGATCTTGTACTACGAAACTATTGTTTCTTACTATGAAATCATCTTCTTTTGGAGCTATAAGTGTATATACCCCATATTCTCCAACATAACTGTTTTGTGTGAGTACTACTCTTTCACTTACATTTGCTGTTTTTCTTAGTAAGTATACAATTGCATTGTATTCATCCATTGTGAATGAATCACCAATGTCTTTAAAATTTAATAACATATTTTTTCAATTCCTAATTTTTTTTATTCATTGAATATTTCAAAGTAAATTTCACTAAGTTTAATCCCATTATTTTTAAATTGAACCCAAGCAGTACATTTTACAGAATCTTCCAATATTTCTTTTGGAGTGTAATCTACACTACATAATCCATTTTTATTAGTGACTACTTCTCCAAGGGAAATTATTTTTTCTTCATTTTCTCTGGAGATATAAAAATCAAGTGTAATATTTGGAGTGAGGTTGTTTTGATTATCTACAACAATTGCATTTAATCGGATGGATGGAGTTTGAGTTAAATAATAATTTTCAGTAAGGGTGTACAATTTTACAGTTAATTCATCTTCATTCCAGGCATCAGTATTGTTACTATCACATGAAATAATTGTATTCATGAAATTATGAGCCATTAAAACTTCAGGATTTATAATAATATCATCTTTATTATCACTACTTAACTTACCCATGTTAAATCTGGGAAATGCTCTTATTAAGTTATTATTATCATGTTTTTCAATAGTCCAATATCTTTCATCTAATTCACTTAAATGATCAACTCTTTCAACTTTTTTTAATCTTGCTATTTTTTCAGTTTCTATGTTGAAAATGTTTTTAAAATACATTAATTATCATGCTTCCCATTTTCCACCATTTTTAGGATATTCTATTGTTAATTGTCTTTTTTTGTTATCTTTATTCCAAGATGCTCTTGTTAATTGATAACCATCTTTATAAGCCCAATTCACTCCTTCTACTGCATGACCGCAAGCTCTAGTTTCTTTTCCAAGTAGTGGTGATGCTACAAGTATTGGATTGCCTTCAAGGTATGGGTAATGGTATTTTGTATAGATATGTGCTTGGTTTCGATAATTCGAACCAAAAAAGTTAAGTGTGTTATCTCCTTTCATTTGTAAACCTGTTTTACCATTTAAACTTGCAGTTTTACCAATATAAGCCACTATTTTAGCATAACTACTGTTACTGCTGCTTACTCCATCTCTTGTATCTATGTCAACACGACAGTCACATATTGCACAATCCCCATATCTTTGTGATACAATGAATGGTTCTGGTTGGTGGAACCATTTAAAATCAGTTTTAATAAAATCACAATGTCTTATGTCTAACTGCCCTGCATGAGCAAAACAAGAACCATAATTGTTTCCAAAACAACTGTTGCGAATATAAGAATAGTATAATTTTTTATTTCTTTTAGAATTGTCTGTAGTGTGGCAGTATACACATGAACCCATTCCATGGTGTTTTTCATTATTATTTCCTGTGAATAAACAGTTTTCTATCAATAATGAGCTTCCTTCCCATTGGTAGATTGCAGGATTTGCATTTGTAATGTGTATTCCATATAATTCTAATGTTCCACCATTTTTTATTTCGAAGTATCCGTTTCCTGCACCATCAAGGGTTGTCCACCCATTATTTGTTTTTTCTCCTTCTATGATTATTTTACGGTCAATATATATCATGTTGACCCCATCACTCGTGTAATCATATTTGTCTGCATAATATAATCTAATGAGGTCTGTACCGTATTTATTTTCGCATTCTGCTTCAAGACTTGCATAATCTGTTGCATAGAAGTAATCACAATTTAACCAAATAGTTTTAGTACTTATATATGTGTATCCTGTTTCTTCAACAGTTAACTTACACTCTAACAAATCATTATAATACTCTCTTAAATTTATAGTGAATTGAGCAGTTCCATCTTTTTTAATTGTACTTGTTTGTTTTTTACCACGTGTTTGAAGAGTTACATTTATTCCTTCCATGAAAATCCAAGTATCCAACTCATTTTCCCCAAGATTAAAAGTAACTGTGTTATATGATCCTTTAATTAATTTTTTAGATTGTATAATATTCGGATTAAGGCTTAATTTTAATCTTCGAATATTCACTACTTTTTTAAAAGAACCTTTATCACTTGTAACTGTAACAATTGCTTTATAATCTCCAGGATTAGCTGCAGGATAAATAACATCACATTTACCATTTGCACTTGTTTTACCCGTCCATGTAGTTAATCCTTCTCCTTCAAGTTTAACTGTTGCATTTACAATTTCTTCACCATTTAAATCTGTAACTGTGATTGGCACGGTGTCTGTTTTGTAATATAAATTTGTAGTATTTTTTAAACCAATGACTCTTAAACGATTAGAACCAATCACCCTATTCTCTGAATTATTACTTAAATGCAATCTAATAGTAAAATAATACAAATTTTTCCCTGAAATCCTCAAAATATTAGGACTGCTTAACACCTGTGTAACTGTAGGCGAACCAAAGCCATCAGGCAATTTAATAAAGCTATATGTTCCATCCCATAAAGCATTCCTTATTTCCAATATATATTCATATTGATTACCTCTCACAATTTTACTAACAACTACAAAATCATGACGATAACTAATATATCCTCGTTGTTGGTCATATTCTAATAATGTAGTGTCCAAATCATAATAACCATCAAACTCAACTCCTTCATTAAGAATTACAGTATTAATATCTTCAACTGTTAGAAAATCATAATTAGGAACATATTTACTCATAATATCTCCTCAACCTTAATAGGAACACCTAATATTTTATGGATAGTGATTTTCTTATTTTTAATTCTAAAAACATAACCTTCACTAGTTTCAGAATAATTATTTAAAAAAGATTTAATGTTAATATTCCATTGGTCCTCATAGTCTAAGCAACTTCTTAAACTGCTAATTAATTCTTCTGTTGTGAAATAACCCTCTCTTAAAACCATTCTAACACTCCATCAATAATAAATTTATCAAGCATATGTTCTTGAACTGGTAAAATAGCGTGAGCCAAATAACTTTTTTTAATATATGTGTTGGGACTGGTTAATTCTGTACCTGTTGCATCATACACTATTCCAGAATCAAGACTAATAGATTTTAAGGAACTGCCCTGTGAAGACTCTGCCACATATAATGTTCCTTCACAGGGATTATAATAATCATCCCCTTCAAAACAATAGTCTACCCAATAATCTTTTTCAAGAAGAGGCATATTTAAATAAGCTATTCCTTCATCATTTGTTGTTTTTGTATAAGTTATTCCATTGACTGTTATTTTTAAATTCTTATCTTTGAGAATCGTTCCATTATCTGCAAATAATTTGAACCCTAATGTATCATATCTTTTAATATTTTGAGTATTCGCCAATAACATAGTATTATTTTTACTACTATACTTATTGTTCATACTAAAATCCAATGTTAAATCTTCATAAGTATTAGAAGAATCAATAGTCTTTAAAACAAGTTTGTAACTATGTTTCGGTTGAGTTATATTAACTACTGCCAACCCCCTTTTATCAGTTACAAAATTATAAGGTTTTTCTTCATTTGTAACAAGATCTATTACTGCTAATTGAAGCTTCATATTTTCTATAGGATTTAACTCATCAGTATCAAATAATTGAAAGTAAAAACTTTGACTCCCACTACCTAAACCACTTACATAATCCCAAAATCTAACCCCTCTCGCTTTTAATTCAGGAATAGTATTATGCATGTGTTTTTCAAGCAATATTCTTTCCCTATATGCATCATCAGATTCATCCTGATTACGTTTTACTCCTCTTTCTTCACCATGAATATCTAAATATTTGCCGGTAGCATGAAGTATAAATAGTTGTTTTTTTAAATCACGGCGAACATAATTATCTAAATATTCTCCAATAGTATTGTGTATGAATTTATTTCCTCCATTACTATTGTTTCTTAATGGAGTGTCTGGATGCAATCTTTCAATAATTCCTTTTCCATGAGTACTCATATTGTTTATTCTCCAGTAACTGTTTGATTAACAATAACATTTCCAACTTTTAAAACTTCATCATCCATAGTTTCTAATGTATTGAAATTAACACTTCCATCGTCTGTAATTTTCATGATTGATGATACTTGTTCCACACCTTCAATTTGTTCTATTGCTGTGATGATTCTTAATTTACTCATATCATCACCAATATTCAATCCATTATAACTGTAATCAGCATACCCTCCGTCAAACAAGTATTCTAACTGTGATTTAACAAGATTGTTTTCCAAATTACTTTTTACATATACATCAATTTCAAGATTAACTGTTACATATACTGGTTTCATTACACTAAATTTATGTCCTGTAACTAAATTTGCTTGATCTGTGAAAACATTTAATGCTTTTAGCATAATATCTTCAGGTGTTGGTTTTTCATCACCGTTAATTAGTATTTTTTTAGTGTATTCTTTTGATGTGTCTTCTACTAATTTAACATCATGAATTCCTTCAATTTTAGCTCCTAAACTTTCATAATATGAAATACTTCCAAAACTATCTTGACGATTTACTTTTAGTAATCTTTCACGATATTCATCATCAGTTTCCCAGTCTCTTCCTCCGGCAAACCTTTCAGGATTTGTAACTGTAAGACTATTGTATGGCGGACCATTTAGCCATATTGTAATTGTATTTTTATCAGCATTCATTTTTTTACCAATAACAATACTTCTAGCTGGAGCAGTAATTTTTGTTTGACCAGCAATGATTTCTGCATCAACTGTTGTTACATATTGTCCTCCATGAACATTTGAAACAACAACTGTTCCTGCAGGTATTCTAACATTGGATCCTATACTTTTAGGTAATGTGAATTCTAATTCCCCCCAACTGTTACTTCCAAGGTCACGTTTGCATTCCCATTCTTCCCCATGTAAATCTAACCATTGACCATATGCATATTGAATAAATGCTATTCTACTATTTTCATAATTATCTTTTTCAAGGTGATATACATCAACAGCTATACTTTCAAGAAGGTTTCTTATTTCTGAACCTTCATTAAAATCAGTTATGCTTGTTGCATCTATTCCTAATAAATCATTGAAATATTCAATCATTATTTTCACTAATGTGGTTCTTGATATTTCTTCACCTAGTATATTTACAAAACTTTCATTATTCAAGGTCAATTGTACCATCTCCAGTTATTACAAGATTTGCTTCACCTGTACTTCCATCATAGAACAATAACTCTAAATGTGCTTCACAAATATCATGTGTTAACCTGTTTATTGTGCATTCAACATTTGTTATTCTTGGATCATTTAACACACTGGTTTCTATTTCAATTCTTATATACTCCCATGTTCTTTTATTGTTTATTTCTCCAAGATAATGGGTGATTTGTGAACCATAATTATTGTAAAATATATTCATGGCTCCAAGGTAACATTTTAAACGATTTATTACTGCTTGTCCCATGTTTTGTTCATAGCTTATTAATTTTAAGTCTCCATCATGGAATTCCCAATTGGAATTGATGTCTACTCCTAATTCATAAATATTTTTCATGATAATTCCTCTTGGATGTTAGGAATGGCAAAGTATCCTGGACACCAGTCAATCAGTGTGTTTTCGATGAATACGAATCCATCATTTTCTACACGGAATATTTTAAATCCCTCGGAGTTATATGGTGTGGATACTATGTCGTCCCATTTTTCTTCACTCCATTTTTTAGCTGGATTGTAGTTTTCATATAATTTTTTTAATTGTTTTTTCACTATTTCTTTATCATACATGGTTTTTGTTCACCTCTTAGAGTTGAGTAAGTTGGTTTTATAATGTATTAAAAATAAAATTGGATAATATGAAAAAAGAAAATTTAATAATAATTGGTGCAATTGTGATAGTTATAATTGCAGTATTATCAACTGTATTCTTAGTATTTAATAATGAAACTGAATACACTACATTGCAAATAAGTAAAACCTGCAGTTTACAAGTACCTGTAAGTAATGATGCAGATAGCTCAACTGATAATTATGGAATATTTTATTATGTTGATAAAGAGCATGACTTGAATATTACAGGTTTTAATAGTGTAGAAGGCGTAACTTTATCTGGTGCTGTGCAAATGGCTTCTTTACGTGATAGTCAACAGTTAAACAGTCAGGTGGTTGTTGAGAATGGAACAAGTATTTATTATAATAAAGATACTGGTATTTACACAATTTTTATTGGTAATGATACTACTCATGATAACATTTTAATCAGCACTCCTAATAAGGATTTATTATTAACAATTGTAAATAGTTTGAATTATGGTGGAGATAATCAAGATAATAATAGTGGTAATAATAATTCAGCTACTGTTGATGTTTCATCTACAAATAGTGAAGACACAATTAATCCCAATCCAACATCAGACACAAACAATGATGATCTATATTATGGTCCTGGAGGAGATGGAAACTATTATTACTCAAAAAATGGACCAGTTGAAGGCGGAGGTTACAACTACAATGGAGTTTATTATACTGACGAAGGAGTCGCAGACGGCCCTGCAATTGGTGTAGATTGGTAAAATCCACCAACACTTTACCCCCATAATCCCCCGAGACACTATTTATTCCATCCTGCCGTTTGATACTCTGGATGTCTACCACTCTGGTAACATAAATCAACTGTTTCCCATTTACCATTTATCAAAACTCCATTCAAATAATGGTCCCAAGTATGGTAGATAACACAAGGTTGTCCTACAATATCCAAACAAGCTTTTAATAATCTAGCTAAATCAGCACAATTTCCAGTAGTTTTATTATAAGTTGTTTCAGCACAACCATCCCTATTATTCCAATAGGTGCGATATTTCATTCTGCTTTGTAAATGTTTGTATACTTGTTTACCAGTCATTCCTTTTACAGCATTTGCATAATTTGTACCAGTTTTACCAATAGTTCCTTGAGCCAATTCAGTTTCTTTCTTATTTTGTAAACTGCTTATAGAAGATTCACCTCTATTACAAGCTAATTCATAAGTACCCGTACAATCTGTTTTTCCATCACTTCTTGGATTTATATTAGATTCAGTACCTGTCCCACCAGTAGTTTTTTGTGTGGCTTGAGTATAATTATTAATAAACTGATCCAAAGCCGATTGATAACTACTATTACTACTAGCAAAAGGATTTAAAGTCAACTCCATAAACAATCCTTTATTGTCAAAAGTAATAGTTACCCCCTCAATATACCAACGATTCAAAACATATCCCGAATAACGTGTATAAGCACCAGTCATCGCATCAGTAATCTTACTAAAATTAGATAAATACATTTCCTCAGGTAATTCTGTCCACATGAAACTATTAGTATGAATCCTTTTAAAACCCTCATTTTTACATGGGATTTTTATTTTAAAAGTTAATAACTCCCTTACAGATTCAGTCATTTTTTCAATAGCTGCTTGTTTTTCTTTTTCAATATATTCCGCACTATTAACATCTATTGTTGTTGTTCCAGTTCCATCAACATTAACTGCACCAGCATTATTATTGTTCATATTAACTGTGGATCCTCCTGCAAATGCATTACCTAATTCAGTACCACTTGAACCATAAACATAATTAATTCCATGATTTTTCAAATACTGTCCAGGATTGGATATTCCTTTGAAACTTCCTGGGCTGAAGTTATCATCCCATGCTCTTGGTAACCAAGTAAGTGTGTTTAAATCATCTTTGACTGGTGGTGCAAGACAACCTAACACTACTTTTTTATTACCGTTTTTCATGTAGTTTTGATAATATGTACTGCCCATGTCCTGAAATGTTCCTGCACATAATCCCCCAACAATAGTAAATAGGCATGCTCCATTTGGGGCTTTTCTTAAATCAGATACATGATAATTTGGTCCTATTCCCCCAATTGTTACATTATATCCTATATTTTGTAATGTTGCTTGAATATCTTGTAACATTTTCCTATCTTTACTTTTATTGTGAATATTATCACAGTTTACTATAATTGGTGTGCTTGTAGATATTCCTGCCGCACCAGTACTAACCCCATTATTAGATTGATTGGAATTATTAGGATTATCAATAAGTGTTCCAACAGATCCGAAGATTGCTGTTAAATCTATTCCTAGAAGCTCCTTACTTTTATACAGTCTAGGAAAGGTTAATTTATCTTCTTGTTTCACTAGAACAGTAGTTATTATGTTGGTGATGTCTGCTTTTAAAGTGTAACTTGCTAAACTAGAAGTTGTTAAATATACTCCTTCCCCCATCCATTTTTCAGGAGTATATGGTTCAATCTGCAATATTCCATTATTATTAAAATACACGTCAATACAGGCGCCTTCTTGAAAACAGATATCTCTTATTAGTTCTATACCTGATTTATCTGTGATTAATTGTGGTTTTGATTCTAATGGATTGAATGATTCTATATTTTTAAATGGTTGTTGTTTATACTCACTTAACGGGTGTAAACCTGATAAAACTTTAGAATATTCCTTTAAAGTAGATTCTGGGATAGGATATTTCCCACTATATTTTATTAATCGTGCCTGTATTAATTCATAATAAGTCACATTTTTAGAAAAGCTATAAGATGTAGAAATATATGTTCTGCTCCAGTCCTGACAATTGTAAGTATATACTCCATTATCTTCATCATATTCACAATTAAGAATTATTCCTACGAAATTTTCATGATACTTACTACTAATTACAACAATAAGTTTACCTTTAGTTACGTCAAAATATTCTGAACTGGTGAATGAAGCCGTTTTAATACGTCTATCTGTTTCTTTAATTTGATACTTAACAAAAGGAATCTTCAACCTATCCTTATAAAAAGTATCCGCTAAATACAATGCAGTAGGCTTAGTAGCATACCCTACATAAATGTATGATTCTGTATCATTCATAGTTGTAAAACTCAAAAAAATAACCTCCTCATTCATCCAATTTATTAAATGTTTATTAAACAATCTTTTGTTTCACTATCAAAAACACCAGATACATTTAAATGATATTTATCTTTATAATCTGATTGTAAACGCATAACCGCATTAGCAGTATTCTCATCATAAACACCATTAATCTCATATAAACCTTCTTGATTATCAAAAAGATAATAACCTAATCTTTTAAGTTTCTGCTGAATCAACCTCACACAATCAGATTCCTGCGAACCTAATTGTAATGGTACTTTACAATTTCCTAATGCAAGATCCAAACTATATGCTCCCTCACTGTTACGTGGGTCTAGTTTAGTTGAATATTTAGAATCATAATACTGTTGGAATTTCATTTTCCAGACAGATTCACCTTTAAATTCTTGTTCAGATTTAATGGATAAAATAACATATTTATCATTAGGAACATCAACCGCTTCACTAACAATAATAACCGGAGTCATAGTTCTAGCATACTCTTGTAATATGTCTTGAACATATTTCCCATTATGAGTGTCTGAGGATTTGATTAAACATTCTATTTCAAATGATACTCCAGTATATCCATTGTTAAAAAAGAAGATGGGAGTTTCTTCTTTCTTATCATGTTTTAATTCAGTTTCACTAATATTAATTCCTAATTCCACATTAATTTTACTGTCTTGTATTACTCTTAATGGTATTTCATTAAGTTCAAAGAAACTCATACTGTCCTCCCAGCAGTTTTATTATCCCAATGTAAAACACGAGTTACTGCATCAACTATTTCTTGTACACGTTTTTCATTATCAACTGAACCCACTTCTATAGTTACATTATTATTAACAATCCCTTGAGGCTTATTATCCTTATTATTCAATAATGATTTATTATCAACACTCATACTAGTAGTCCCAGTTAATAAATCTGATGTTGCAGGAAGATTAGATAATAATCCTTTCTTCATAGTAGGGGGTTCTAATTCAGGTTCACCGTAAGCATCCACCATACTTTTAGCATAATACTTTAAATTATGAACCATTGTAGGTAAACTTTCAGGTATACGTCTGGCAGTATTCCACAACTCACGAATAGTTTTAATCTGAATATATCCTGGACTGTTAATACCAAGTCCTGCTAAAAATGCTTTACATGCTTCTACTGCAATATTACCAAATTTTTGCAATATTCTAACACCCCAATCTTTAACCTTACTTAAAGTTTTATCTAACTCAGTAGCAACTTTGCCCGGCAATGAAGTTATACCTGAAATAAATTTAGAAACAAGATCTCTTCCAGCACTTAATGCTTTTTGACCAATATTTACTGCCCATGAAGCAACTCTTAAAATTACTTGTAACAGGAAATTCCATACTCTAACTGGTAATGATGCAAGAAATGTTATAAATGATAAAAACGAGGTTATAGCCATCATAGCAAATTGTTGGAATATTTGCACAGCCATTGTTACAAAATTAACTATATTATTATATAAATTCATGAATAAACTTGATAGCCATGTTAAAGCATTTATAATACTATCCCATATTAATTGAGCAACACTCATTAATTGCTCTCCTAACCAATTAATAGCATTCCTCACTTGCTCACTGTTGAAATATAAGTAAACTAATATTGCTATTAATGCTCCAATCACAATTATTAATATTAAAATTGGTGAAGCTGCAGCCCATTCTGCTGCTGCAAGTAACCATGCTTTTATTGCTGCCCCTGCTTGAGCAACACCTGATGCCACCCACATAGCAACACTTTTTAATGCATTTGCTCCTGCAATTAAAGCTTTTTTACCTACATCCAATAATTTAGTTCCCAATTCCATAGCTTTAGTTTTAACACTCATTAATGCAGTTTTTAGAGTGTTTAATTTTCCTTTGAAAGTAGCTAATGCTCCATTTCCTCCAGAACCTATGGTTGATAATTTTGTTTTCAACTTACCTGCTGCAACTTTAACTGAATCCAGTTTTGCACGTAAACCATCAAATTTGCTGTTAATTCCTGCAAAAATAGAACCATTTCCCGCTTCTTTCAAATTACTTATTTTATCTTTCAAGGAGCTAAAAGCATCTTTCGCCATACCAATACTTGCTCTGATATCTGCAGCTCCAGAAAATATACTAGATAATGTTGCTGAAAAATTAGATATTGGTCCCAGAACCCCACTTATCTGCATTGTAAACGCATCTAATGCTGAATTTAATTGGCCAATTGGACCTTGTGCATCTTCATATGATTGGCTAAGATTATCAACTGTACTTGATGCTTTTGAAGTTTCAGCACTTGCATTTTGTAAAGTACCTGCAGTTAAACCTAATTCTTGTTCAAGTTTACTAATATCCCCTCCAGATTCTTCAACTGCTTTATTAAATGCACTTCCTGCTTGACGTGCAGTACGATATCTACCATTAATTTTACTTAAAGCAACAGCTGCAACATCAACACTAACACCATATTTTTCCATATTAGCTCCGGAAGTTGTTAATACAGATTGAAAAGTACCAATACTTATATTAGTTTCAGAACTGATATATCCTAAAGCATTAAAACTTTCACCTAATTGGTTAGCGTCAATTCCTGCCCTTTTCAGTGATCCCATAAGACTATCTGTTTCCGCACCAGTTAAACGAAATGCTGTTTGTAATTTATGAGCATTCGCCATGGCTTGATCCATACCCGCACTTGAAGGTTCCAATCCAGCATTTTGGAATCTTTGTAAGTATATTGCTGCATCACTTGCACTAGTTCCAACAGTAGTGTAACTTGATGCAAGTTCACGAACTTGATTTGCAGAATATCCTGTATTTGCGGATACCATTCCTACAGTTTCATTTAATCCTACAAATGAACCATTAAGTGAACCTACTTTTTGAGATATCTGACCAACAGTAGTACTTACAGTAGCCCATTGCATTGTACTTTCTTTAAAGGTTTTTGATTCTTCACTTAATCCTCCGGCAGATTCTGCTGCTCCATCAAGTTCATCTTTAAGTCCTGCCGCACTACTTGCAGCATCATCCAAACCTGAACCATCAATTCCCCCAAGTGCTCCTGAGAGTGTATCTGCACTAGTTGCTGCTTCATCAATGTTAGATCCATCAATCATACATATGCTTGTTGATACATTGTCTGCTGATGATGCCGCTTCATCTAAAGATTGACTTACACCTGTGTACGTTATCTGTGTTCCGTCTTCTAATGTCTGAACCATTTCCATAACATCATTTGATGTTTCTTCTGCGGAATCTGAAACTTCTTTTAATGATTCGGATATTCCTTCACCAACTGTGCTTCCTGTATTTTCTATAGTTTTAAGTTGGTCTTGTAATTGTTCTAATGGGGCATTATCTACATCGAGTTTTACTTGTATAGTTGTTTCTTTTGGCATGTTATTTTTTCACCTCCGGAGGGTTATAAATAGATAAATTAATAATATATAATCTACATAACAATAATTAATTAACAATAAAATTTGGAGTGATTTCTTATGGATACAATAATATGTTATACTGAAGGGCGAAAATCCACAAAAGAAGAAGCGAAAAATGATACAATCAGTTCGATCATAATTTTTGGTGGTGGGGGATTATTATTTTTAATATTATGGATACGAGCATGTTTAGCTTACTATTTTGGTATTTAATAATTTTTTTAACCATCCTATTCTTTTTTTTATATTACTACTACTGGTTTTTGTTTTTCTTTCCATTGCCAGTAATGTTGTTTCATGCAAATAACTGCCATCATTTGGATTTTAGTTGCATTACTTAACTTATCCCAAAATTGCACTCCTGCAATATATAATTCAGTGAGGTAGGCACCGTCACCAGTACCTAACTCTAAAAATCTAATAATTGTCTTGTTAATTCTTGTTCTTCTTCTTTATTACGTTTAATACCTGAAATTGATTGTATTTCTTTGAATATTTCCTGTATTACTCCTGCAGGGAAAATTTCAAGTAATTCTTTTGGGAAAGGTTCACCTTTTTTATTTAACAATCCCTTTTCACAAACATATAATTCCATACTGCCTTTTAATTTTAAGTATTTGTTAGTACATTGATTCCATTCATTACTTGTTAATGGTCTGATTGTACATGCTCCTTTGGAACCGTTAGGTAGTTCTATTATGATTGTTTTACGGTAATCTGCTCCATCACGGATTAATGATTCAAGGTCTAATGTTTCTTCTTGTAAGTCTTCTGTTAAATTGTCTAATAATTCTTCAGTCATTGTTTAATCACCCTTATTAATAAATATGAAAATTTTAAAAAAAGTTAAAAAAAAAGGATAGGTTTAACAAAATTATTTTTATCTGTCCGGATATTCAGGGGTCATATCTTCAGATGCAAATTTTAAAGTAAGAGCAGTAATATCTTCAGCATTCATTTCATATTCATCACCATCAACAAGACAATTAATATAATGTTTAAGAACAGTGAATCTTTCACCTTCTGGACTTACAATTGTTTCACTAATTGTAATTGTTTCTGGTTCATTACGCATACGCATCATAAGAGCATCTAATTCAATATAATCATCTAACGTATCACAAACAAGCTTACTAATCTCTAAAGTATGCGGTACTTTATCTAAACCACTATTTTTAGGACCGTCAAAAGTTTGAGTAGTGGATCTGCTAATTTCTGCTGAACCTTTAACACCAGTTCCTAAACCTATTCTTCTCCCAGCAATATAAATCTCTTTTTGCACAGCCATCTTATACTACCTCCACAGTAACATATACATTAATTTTAGTAATTACACCAGCAAATTTTAAAGTATCCAAATATACATTTACACACTTATTTGATACTTTTTCAACATTATAAGTAATGTCTTCCAATAATTTAAGAGTATTTAGGAATAATTGTTTTTTAGTTTCAATAGCTGACCTTATAGCTGTAAGACTATTACTAGTATTCTTATCTCCAAGATATTCTTCTAATGCAATTTGACGGATAAGAAAATCTTTTGTTCTTTCAATATACAAATCTAAACCAGATGGTTGTTCACTATTCACTATAACATATTTTTGATTTACACGATCCATACAACGTGCTACAGATACTCCCGCAGATACAAGATTAGCTCCATCTTCATTTTCACTAAAACCATATTCTGGAGTTATGCTAGTTACTTCTGGAAGTTCACTCATAGTCATTGATTGATCTACTTTTAAACCTGCAACTACTCCACAGTAATATGCTGCAGATTCTACAATTGACAATTGTTTATTTTTAACTGTGAACTGTTGGTCAATTAAACCATATAATCCCCCAGTTTTAAATATTTCTGCAGTTGTTTGTTCTTTTGCAACAGTATCTCTGTTTAATGGTAAAATTGTACCCACTGGTTTTTGCAAATCATATGATTCATCTAAGAAATCTTTAACAATATTCATACCCTCTTCAGTTAATTCTGCAGCTATAAATAATATGTCAAATTTTTCTCCTTTAATACTTGATAATGCTGATTTAAGCTTTTCAACAGTCATCTCGGTTTCTTTAGTTTCCCCAGTTTTAGTTGTGATATTTGCACAAATTACTGAAGATGCTCCACCGTCACGACGGAATATTTGTTTTAATGATGCACAACCCATTACGGAATCATTACTTCCAAATACTTCCTGTGCTTGAGTAAGATTATTGAAAGATTCTAATTTTTTCTCATCACTATCAAATGCTCCAACTAATGCAACTACCCCTGCCATTCCTGGTTGTGTTATCATTTTTGTTGCAAATGGTCTAATGGATACTTCAGGTATTACTCCCATCTTAATTCACCTCTACTGATGTTTCTAATAATTCTTTTAAAATTTTATCCAATTCTGTTTTAGATTTGATTTGAATCTTATTTTTCTGTATATATCTTTTTAATGCTGATTTAAGAATATTAGTTATTTTTAAATTATCTATTTCTTTTTCAACACTGAATTTTTTATCAACCATCATTTTACCTCAATATTGTTTGTTAAAATTTTATGAACACAATTAATTGTCTCTTCATCAGGTTCATTAAATTGAACTGGACCTGTGATAAATTGTAACAGTATATGTCCTTTTTTCAAAGTGTAAGTGTCAGTTGAATGAACTGGACTAATACTATTAACCATTAATCTTTGTGAGAGATAATCATCATTTTTAATTAAACGTATAATTTCTGAAGAAATTGTTTTAATCACTTTTATAGCTCTTGAATATTCTAATTTTTTAGTAGTGATTACTATTTCAACCAAATCTCTGAATTGTTGATGTTCCAAACCAGGTTTATGATTTTCAGCACTTACACATGCCACATGAATAGTATTATTATCTTCATTAAGTGTTTTATCAGGATATTTAATTTCAAAATATTTTAATAAAGGATTTCCTTCTTTTTTAGCTTGAATAAGTATTTTTAATATTTTATTATCAGTTGATAAAAATTCTCCTTTTTTATAATACATTACTTATCGCCTCTTCAATGAATTTCACGGCTCTTCCATTATCAGTTCTTTCAAATGCTGGTTCTACAAATGGTTTTGGTTGTGCTGGTCCACTATACATTCTAAATATATCTTCACCATAATCAACCCAGTGTAAAACTCTAGCTGAAACCGGATGTACTTCCCCTCTTCCGTTTTCAACAATGTTTGCATAATCTGCTTCAGGAACAATTGTGAAACTAGTTTCAGATTCTTCATTAACTACAATGCTTTGTATTAAACCACCCTTTACAATACTCTTATTAATGGTTATAAACATTGTTTGTAAATCCTGATTGTCTTCTGCTGCTTCTCTCAATCCTTCCTGTGCTGCATTAGTTACATTTTCTTTGAATTCAGAAATCATATCTCCAATTTCACCAAATAATGAATTGGATTTACATAAGTTTATTGCACTATCAATTTGGTCTGTTTTCATTTCAATTTTTATTCTTGTCTCTAAATCTCCAGACAAAAAAAACACCCTCTTGCCATATTATGATATGAAGCAAAGTTTACGGTACTTATATGGTTTTAATGTAGTTTTTGCTTGAATAATTAATTCATCCCCATAACCTTTGGTATCGGTTTCATCTGTTTGATCAATAACACGAATATTATATTTACGATAGATTAATCCAGCACACCACATTTCTATAGCATTCTGAATATTATCATTGCAAACATCAATTTCAAGTTCATCAAGATTTCTTTGAAGATATGATTCTGTAAGTAATACTGCTTTATCCCAGAATAAGTTTAATTCAGATGAAGTTATTGTTTTAGTAGTGTCTAATACATTTATTTCTTCATCATTTAAAAAAGGGTTAGAGGTGTCATTATTATTTTCTGGTGTATTAGTACTCCAACCTTCAAGATATCCTAATATGTTTTTTTCTATTGTCTCTGAATATTTGTATGCCATAAAAAATAATCACTACTCCCATACAAAGTATTTTTTCATTCTTTTTTTTCTTTTTAAAAGAAAAAAATTAGAATTAATATGTTTCTAAAAAAAAGTGGGGAGGAGAAAAGAAAGAATATAATTCTTTTAGTTATTCCCTTCTTCAGTTCCTTTTTCTTCAGATGAATTTGTTGTTGATCCATTTTCGATTTTGTTCATGAGGAAATTAAATCTTTCACGTGGATTTAATTTTGCACGTCTAGGTAATTCCCTCCAATAATCTTTAGCCATTTTTATCATCACCTGTTAATTAAAATTCTGTTATTTCTTATGGAGAATTATTAAGAGTAAAAGGAATAGCTAAAGTATCTTGATCCCATAATATTTTTGAGTCACCTTTACAAAGTAATGCAACCTTATATCCTAATACATCTATATCCCATTGGTTTTTAACAGTGAAATCACGCATCATACCAAATACAAGATTGTTAGGTTGACCTACAAAACCATATACCATATTAGTGTTTTTAGTTCCATTACCTTTGTATTCTCCGTCAGTAAATTTCATTTCATTATATCCATTACGGCAGTTACGGAGAATATTATCCTGAACAATTTCAACACCCATGATTTTAGTCATGTCTGCAGTTTGTAATACGGCATCCCCAAGTTCAGTGTTACGGTCATTAGCTATTTCTAACATTAATCTTCCATAAATTTGAGGCGGTAAAACACATCTTGCATTTTTCAAGTTTCCATCTTGTTCAATGTATCTTATAATTGCATCAAGTATTCCAGTACCCACATCATTTTGGTAAGTGAGTTTTGCTAAACCATTAGCTTCATTATTAGAATCAGTACTGATGTTAATTAATTGTTTAAGAATACCATCAGTTGTTTTATAAGCAGTACCTTCACCACTTACAGTTGAAACACTTGTATCTGCGAAAATTCCAAATCTTTGGAATGCTGGCCCCATTGCTTCTGCCAATAATCCCATATATAAATCCATGAAGTTTTCACCTTCAATATTTTCTTCAAGGAAATTATCAGTAACAATAGTTTTTGCTTGTAAAGGTTGTGCAAGTAACTGTTTCCTATTTTTATCTGGTTCTGTTTCAGTACTTGTTAAAGGTGCTGATGCACCAGTAGTATTTCTTTGAGTATCCAATTCTACTTCTGCAGTTAACATGTCCAAATCATGTTGTAATGCAGTCATTGGAAAAGTTGTTGATTGATTAAGCAAGACCGGTTCATCAACCATACGAGTAAAAAATTTATCATAAGATGGTTCTGCCCATCCTGGTTTAAGTACTCCGCTATCAAATGGAGCATCATCAAATTTGAACATGAAATTTTTTTGATTTTTAATTTGATCATATATTGTTGCCATATTTAAAACCTCTCATTATTATTATTTTTATAAGAATTTTTTATTCCTTCCAAATCTATCTCTGGTTTCAGAGTTAAGGAAAGTAGATGTCCTATAAGTATTATTTGCAGGAATTTTACTAGTTGATTTTGTTAAAGTATTTTTAGGTCCTGCTTTCCTGTTTCCTAAAGATTTTTCAAGTTTATCTTTTTCATCTTCTTCATCAGATTTTTCAAGTTCATCTTCTTTTTTAGAAGAAGATGTTGATTCTTCATTTTTTTCAAGTTTCTTTTCTTCAGCGTTATCATCTTTTTTAGATGATTCCTCAGCTAATTTTTTCATCCCTTCAATTACTGCAGTTGCAACTAATTCAGGTAATTTTTCTAATAATTCTTTATTAGAAATATCTGGTTCATCAACTGATTTTTCAAGTTCATCTTCTTTTTTAGAAGATGCTGCTTTTTCATCTTCTTTTTTTGCCTCTTCTTCAGATTTTGCTAAAAAGAATTTATTGATTATTCTTTCAACAAAACCTTCAGAAACCATTCCTTCTTCATTTGAAGGTATACTCATTTCATTTGTCATAATATCACCACTTTTTGCTAAAAAAGAGTTATAGTCATAAACTTCCCATTTAAACCCATTTGCAGGCTTATCCACTAATGAAATAAAAATTGGGTTTAAATCTTCTTTATCTTTTAATTCATCATATCTTAAAGATTTATTAAGGAAGTTAACATTTTCATTTAGTCCATCTTCTCCAACTGCTCCAAGAGAATACCCATTTAACTTACCTTCTCTTATCATTGCTTGGATTTCAGGATTAACCACCATTGTTGAAGCTATCCACGAATGTGCCGGTACTTTTTGCCCATCAATTTCAGTTTCAGTTTCAGTAATAGTGTTTTCCAGATTATAAACATTAAAATTTTTAACCCATGAATGCTGAACATCTGTTTCATGAGTTAAGTAGTTTGTAAATATTTTTTTAATATCTTCTTTTGATTGAGGAGCATCACCTGTTTTATCTGCCATTCCGCAGGGAATAACTACTCCTCTCACATATATTGCATCAGTTTTTTCTTTAACTCTCATAATAATTCCTCTTCATCATTTGTTATGGTGGTTCGTCTGAATAAATAACATCACATTGACAATTACAAATATTTCCAGGACTACCACTACTATCATGAGGATAAAGCATATAATCAACTTCTCCAGTATAATCATTCATTACTTCAAACTGTTCGTATAATGTACATATTTTTCCATCCATACCGTCGTGTCTACTATTATCCAATCCAGATGACGCCCATATCTTTGAAACAATATTCTTATTTAAAACTGCGCTTTCAAAACTAGTTTGCATTTGATTTTCACGGTATTGATTTTCACTCATTACTTTAACAGATCCCTTCAATGTAACAGAATCTTTTAATAAAGAAGAATTAATCCCCCCAACACTCAAGTCCAATAATTCTCTACGGTCAATATTTGGAGATTCCTTTAATTTATCCTGATACTCTTGTTTATTCAAATCATGAGTATCTAAAAGATTATTAACATAATTAAAATTATTTACAAATACTGAAACTTGTTTAGAAGTAATATCTTCAATAGCTTTATTTTTCTCTTCATTTAATTCAATAATATCCTGATAAAATAAATCATTATCATAAATTAACTGTCTGAAATCTTCAGTTATAGGAACTGAATTAATATGATCTAATGTTAAATACAAATCATCTTCATAAACTTCCAAATCCTCAAGAACAATTTTATCTAAAAGATAATTATAATAATCCTCAACTTTTTTAGCAATTTTTTTGTTACGAAGAATATCTTTACGATTTTTCAATAATACAAAACGCTTCTTTTCAAATTTTGTTTTATTTAAAAGTATCATTTTAAATCAAAGCCTTTTAACCAGTCCATTAAAGGTTCAGAATTATCTTCAATACCTAACAGATTACCATTATAAAATCTTTCATTCATACATGGTGCATTAACATCCACTTTATCCAAATCCAAATCTTTCTTAATAAGTTTTAAAGCACTAATAGCTTGACCTAATGTGAGTAAACCCTTATCGAACAACTTATTAATATTATCTAAACTAATTTGCTCTTTATCAGTAAAAATAGGAGTTTCCATTTCAACAGGACAATCAATATCAAAAAATAAGTTGTTGAATTCTTCAATAAGTAATTCATTACTGTATTGCTCATAATTCAAACTAATAGTATAAATTTCCCATATTGTATCTGATTTGTTACTATTCATGGATTCTGTAACATCATCAATCATTAAACGAACTTTTGGAATACTATAATCACTCATTAAAGCTTTATCACATGATTCACTAAATGCTTCCAGATAACTCCAATTATCATTACTGATTTTTGTATAATCAACATTTAATGGAACTTCATCATCAATAGTTTCAAAATATGCAACCATAGATCCCGTTCCAGCATTTTTTAATTGTTGTCTTAAATTTTCTTCTGGAGACACACCCTTATCATCAGGTCTTTGTGGAGGACCAGTAATTAACAAAACACCATCTAATGTATTTCCATTATTAATTTGCTCACCATTTAACATGTCCAAATTTATTTTAGCCAATATCTTATCAACATCAGGATACCATGCCGGCAAATCATAGAATTCATGAGTTGCCCCTCCACCTAACCATAAGCATATAGGTAACTTTTCATCTTCATCAGGATAAGTATCTAAACGATTCATTAACCTTAATTTTTTTTCAGCTCCTTGAATATTTCTTTGAACTGCATAATACAAGTCTTCATTTTCTTTTTTAATACATGCAGTTTTAGCCGGAAACTGAGCTAACCTTTTAGGTAAATTATCCTCAATTAATATTTCACAACAACCCCAACCATACTGATATCTTTCCTTTGTTGCTAAATAGAATTGATATTTATTATACTTATTCCAGAAGTCTTCTAATTCCTGAGTATCTTCTTCTGTATCAAAAACATAATTTTGTAAAACTGTATCTTGAGAAAGAACACTAGTACATTTATTTAACCTCCCATTACGTTTAACAACATAACTTGTTAAATATGGACTGACAATAGGCTGAAGATAACCTGAACCTTTAGTATAATCTAATTTAACAGTATCTTTCTCAAAATAATCATCAACTAAATTTTTAGCCATACTAAATTGTGGATTAATGTTTTTTTCAATTTTCATCTAAATGTAACTCCTGTACGACTGATTCTTACCAATTCACTATACGCATAACCTAAAGCATCTAATTCATCAGGACTTTTCTTCGATTTCATAACTTCTGGTGAAGGATGCACATATATGAACTGATCAAATAAATTTTCTAAATCTAAACTATTATCAAATAATAAATTTCCTTTACGAATTTCTAAAGCTACAGGTCTTGCACGGTTAAACTTTGATTTACTTGCAGGAATCATTTTGATACGTATTCCTCTACTGCGACTTAACTCTTGTAATTCTTTTTTCCAATGTCTTAAACTGTAAATTTTATCTCCTCCAGGTTCCCCTTCAAAACCTACAGTGTTAGTGTAATATTTGCTTGATTGTTCATCTACAAAATTAACAATTTTATTTTCAGGATAAGGTGATGGTGTGGATTCTTTACCTGTTACAATCATTTTACCATTTTCAAATAAACATAAACTATATGCTGCTGTTGAATCCCTACCAGACCCTGCAAGATCTATTCCAATGACATTAAATAATACTCTGTATTCTTTGTAATCATCATAATGTATACGGTTTGATTCTAATTCATCACGAGTAATTAATTCTCCCTGTGATGGTTTATAATGCCAATTACCATATTTCTGGTATTGTTGATCAATATAATCTAATTCATCAAGACTTCCTTCATAAGCATTTTTATCAATATGCGGATTGTCCCTCCAATCTAAACTAACATATGGTAGGGGCCCATCTACAAATTTATTAACAAGATACTCTGTTGACTCTCCACCAGGGTTACTAAGATTAATAATGCTCCGCGGTATTTTTGAAGTATTTCTCACACTACGGTATTGAAATTGTAATATTCCTTTCGGTAATTCACTAGCTTCATCATTAATGATACGGTCATAACTGGCAGATTTGAATTTACCTTTTTTATCTGCACGGTCAAAAGCTTTAAAATAAATTGTATTACCGTTTGGTGCAATTATTTGTGGTACTGGTGATTTTTTAGATTCGCATTGTAATTCTCCAAGTTCGGAATTACAACACCAACTTAATAAGTTTTCCCATATACTATTTGTATCACATAATTCAGCATAATTTTTCCTTGTAACAAGACACGTGTAATCTGGTTCTTGTAAGTATTGTACTGCTAACATTGAACCTAAATAACTTTTACCCCCAAATCCTCCAGCTCCAGCTAGTGTACTATTTGGTTTTTTAACACCTTCCGGAGTAACTGTTTCTTCAAGGTTTGCTAAGATTATGGGTATGGCTTGTTTTGGATAAGGAGTTACTGGAATATATGGGTTTTCTATGATGGTTTTGTAATATAATAATTTAAGTGTGTTAGGTATCTTTTTTAGATCCAGTTTTTCCACTAGCATTTATCTCACTTAATTCTTCATCGAATTCATGTATTATTTCAAAAACTGATTTGGTTTCTTTATGAACTGTAGCTTTAACAGTATGTGATACATCTCCTTGTAATTGTGAGTTATCAGTACTTCTACCTGTGCATAATCTGTAGTTTTTATTAACATTATCTAAAATATAGATTGCATCTGATATTGCTCTTATTTGTGTTGTTGTTGCATAATTATCTTCATTTTTAAAAAGAGATTCTAATTTTTCCCCAAGGAAATCTATACTTTGTTTAAGAACATTAATGATTTTTTTATTGACTTTTTTGAAGTCTTCATCATTGTTTAATGCATCTTTGTATATTTTTTCTGCATCGTATAAACTGCATCTTTCATTCCAGAACCATTTTTGAGCATTTTTTCTTAAAGCATCTTCTGTTATCTTATTGTCAGATGTGTTTTGGGATACTTGGGATAATTCATCGTTTAGGATTTTTGCTGTTTTTTTATATGATCTTGTTGGACCTTGGTCTCTATGTACTTCAAATCTATGGTATATTTTATCTGATTCTCGATTCATTTTTTTATCATATGGTTTTGGTGTTGGCATGTTATTTTATATTCCCTCCTACTTTTTTTTATTTTATATTTTTGGAGAATTTTTTTATGAAATTTTGTAAAAATTATTATAAAATAAGAGAGAATATTAAGAAGAGATTATGAATGTTTTTTTATATTATGTATAAAAATGTATAAGAGTGAGAATTGTTATTATTTAAAAGAAATAAAATATAAAAAAAAACATTATTTTACTCGTTTTTCTCTTAATTAATATGTATCCCTCTTCAATAATATAAAGTGGAAAAATAGGAAAAAATAGGTTATAATTGAATAATGTTATAATAAAAACTAGTAATTATTAAACACTAAAATTTAAAACACGGGGTTTTTTATTTTCATAGTGAACAAAATACTATAATTTTATCATAAAAATTAAACACTATATTAATTTTAAAAAATTCACAACTACAAACTGAAACCCATCAATCAAAAACACTATCAACGCACCAATAAATGCTATGAACACTCCACTACGTATAGTAAATAATTGATTCTCCTCATTAGCCTGTTCTTCCTGAATAGCCAACTGCCTTGTTTGAATTGCAATACTTTCATCCATCTTCTTAATTAACTTTTCCAATTGCTTATTCTGAAACTGATCACTTGCTTCCAATTTACTTATACGAGATTCCTGCTTACAATATTTATCATGCAAATCTATTACTTGACTAACATCTTGGATCATTAACTATCCCTCCAGAATTAGAATAACTTCTTGAAATCCAACCTACAATTCCTCCTAAAGCTACTGCTGCCAATTCATTATTCCCCATATATGTACTTAAAATTCCTATAATTATTATTCCGACTATTGCCAATGTTGTGTTATTAAAAGTCATTTTTTTTCCATCTCCTAAAAAAAAAATTATTGAATGGGTGAAACAGGTATTTGAACCTGCACCTTATGGTCTGGAGCCATACATATTACCAGATTGATACTATCCACCCATATTTGGATTGTTGGTGGAGGGAATTGCACCCTCAACTTTTGAGTGGTTACTAAGTTACAATAAAAAAAATAAGCTATTACCAACATTTATTATAAAATGTAAATCAAAAAGAAAAAGAAAAAAAAATAACGAAAAAAATATCCCAATTTTTATCCCCATCCTATTTTTTATTACAATCATTTTTTTTCTTTTTCATGATTTACACTAATTCTAAACTGAGATACATGCCTCTTTTTTTTGAAGAAGATAAAACTATTTTTCCATAAATTCAACTGAAAGAATATTAATTAAACGTGTTTAAAATTCTTACTACAATTATGATTAACACTTTTTGGAGGAAACCCAAAAAAACTGAATATTTTTTTACTAATGATTAATAGAGAGATAATAAAAAATTTATAATCTCATATTGGATAAATTATTTATTGAAGCTAAATAAACATGTATTTTTTTTTATTTGAATGTAGAAATTATAAGATTTAATAATTTAAAGGCGAATATATATTAAAATATGAACCGGAGTTTATAAATACTCTACTTAATTTATTTTTTAATTACTAATCCACATTTTTTACAAACATACTCATCATGCCACTCATCATAGTAAACCTTTTTGCAATCTTTTTTCAGTTTTTCACAAACAGGACACTCTATTTCTGCATGTTTCATGTTTTTAAAAAATGTATTAGCATCCAATAATATCCTCCCACATATAATTATGAAAAAATTTTTTTTATTCCTCTTCAATAATATAAAGTGGAAAAATAGAAAAAAAAATAAAAAATAAGAAAAAATGTA